GTTGCGCCCAAACGGTGACGTAATCTGCCCAGCCGGTTGTACTGCCGCCCGCGCCGTCTGGCGTGGTGACGATCGACTGGAAGCGCTCTCTCTTGTTTAGGGTGCCGGCTTTCATTGGCGCGCCACCTGTGGCCTAAGCCACACGTAAAACCACGCGGCAACCAGGGCCAGCACAAGCAACATCATTTCACGCGCTCCACCGCAAGCCACGTACCAGCAACATGCTGGATATCGGCGCCGTTATCCGCCAAATCGTCCAGCACATGAGACACATCAACAGTCCGCAGGCCATTATCGTCGTGATAAACAATAAGCCCACCGCTGCGTACAACCCGCAAAGCAAGGTCGCGATCGTGTCTAACAGCCGCCTCAGAATGATCGCCATCGATAAATACCAGGTCACATTCTGGGAGATCGTCCGCCGTCAAATCAAACGTGCCACGCTGGCGCAGCAGCAATTCAAACCGCCCGTCGTCTAGTGCGTATTCACCCGGGATCGCTGGCGTCTCGCGCGCTTGGACTTTGCAGGCAAAACTGTATCCGCTTGGGACGTCGACGCCGACATACCGCTCAACGGTTGGCACATTACGCAGAATAGCTGCAGCGGTGCGACCGTTGTTACAGCCAAACTCTGCAATGCAACGTGCGTCCACAGACTTGGCCAAATGGATAAGAACATCTAGCTCGCCCTCATGCACATAACGCGTCGGCAGTCCACTCAAATCCGCCCGCGGCGCGCTGATGGTGACGCTCGATCGCGTCGCCGGCGAATAAAGCAAGGCGGGATTTGGCTTTCGGGATGTCAATCGTCTTATCCTTGGTGTTGTCGTGCTTGAAGTCGTCGCAAGGGACGATTGGGTCTATGCCGAGATACGGGCTGTACCGAGCGCCACCGCTAAAGCTGTAACTCGCCTCATATGAGCCAAACACCGCGGCAACCGGACAACCAACGGCCTGAGCGAGAATTACCGCGAAGCCCGGCGCGGTGTACGCCATTGCCGCAATAGAAAAGAGGCCAGCCAGAGTCTCAAAAGGAAGTTCGCCATAATGAAACTCTTGATCCGCTGCAACCGGCCGGCTGGTAACCC